GTGGTGAATACCTGGGCGCCTATGTCATTAGAACCATCAGCAACACCCTTCGGCGTGCCACGGCCACCGGGCAAATCAAAGCAGCCACCGTGCAGCTCAGCCTGACGGAATACACCGGTGCCTTTACGCGCAAAGTCGTTCGCCCCGGCTTACACGATGCAACCCTTAGCGGTACGTCAGCCGCCACCAGCGGTTCACCGGGTTTGATCTCTCGCTTGATGCCATCGCCCAGCACCACGCAAAGGGTGATCAGTCATGCGAAAACAGCCGCCAACATGCTCAAGGCCGGCCAAAATCTTTACCACACGATCGAGAGCGGCAACGCCGCCATGATCCTTGGCCAGGTGCCGCAGTTACTGGGCATCACGGCGCGAGCCATCGAGCCGTTGCAAGGGCTGGCCACCGTCGCGGGACTGCTCGACAACGGCTCGGATTTATCGCGCCTGGGTGAGCAGGTAGTGGGCAGCGTCATGGGCGCACGCGCCAGCCTGAACCCCGCCGACCTAGGCAACATCATCGATCGCTTTTCCGCCTCCCGAGACGCCCTCGACCAAGCCGTCAGCACTATGGACAGTGCCAATACCCGATTGGCCGGCTTGGCCGCGCAAGTCTTGACCCGGAGAGCCTAATGTTCATCGCCCATACCACCACCGAAGGCGAGCGCTGGGACCAACTGGCCTGGCGTTACTACGGCGACGCCCACCGTTATTTGCCGATCGTTCAGGCCAACCCCCATGTCCCCATCAGCGCCACATTGCCCGCCGGGTTGACACTCGCCATCCCCGTGTTGCAACCACTGCCCACCACAGAAGACCTGCCGCCATGGATGCGATGATTCCCCAACAGGTGCCACACGCGCGCTTCGTACTCACCTACCAGCAGCGCAACATCACCCGCAACGTCAGCCAGCACCTGCTGTCCTTGTCCTACACCGATTTCCTCACCGGCCAGGCCGATAGCCTGGCGGTCGAGCTCGAAGACACTCAAGGTCAATGGCGCGATCAATGGTACCCAGGCCACGGCGACAGCTTGGCCCTGTCCATCGGCTGGGAAGGCCAGCCCCTGCGCGCCCTTGGCCGATTCGAAATCGACGAAGTCGAACTCAACTGTCCACCCTCGACCATCACCCTCCATGGCCTGGCCACCGGCATCAAAGCGGCGCTGCGCACTACACAACACCACGCCTACGAAAACACCACACTGGCCGCCATCGCCCAACAGATCGCCACCCGCCAAGGCTTACAACTGATCGGCACCATCCAACCCATCCCGCTCGACCGCCTGACCCAGCAAGACGCCGACCTGACCTTCCTGCGCAACCTCGCCGCCGAGTACGACTACGCCTTCAAAATCACCGGTCAGCGCATGGTCTTTCACGCCATCGGCGAGTTGGCCAACGCCGCCCCAGTGGCCACCCTGATACTCCAAGACTTAAGCCACGTGAACCTGCGCGACCAAATCAAAAACGTCCCCCAGGCCATCGAACTCAAACACAAAGACCCCGCCAACAAACAACTGCTCACCTACAAAATCGAAAATGGCGAAACCGTCGCCGTGCCCAGCAGCATCAGCAAAACCACCACCAGCGGCGACACCCACAAAAGCCGCAAACGCAGCGCCTCCACCGAAGAAGCCAAAGCAAAAGCCGAAGCCGAACTGGCCAAAGCCAACCGCGAACGCACCACCGGCCGCTGGGCCGCCATGGGCAGGCCCAACCTACTCAGCGGCAACGTCGTCACCCTGGCCGCCGCCGGCCAACTCGGCGGCCACTACCTCATCACCTCATCCCAACACCGCATCACTCGTACCGGCGGCTACACCGTCGACAAACACGTCTGTCGCGTCCGCACCAGCAACCCAGAGCAAACCCCATGACCATCGACCTGGCCTACGGCGAAGTCAGCGCCATCGACTATCCCAACTGCCGCATCCGCGTACGGCTCGACGACCGCGACGGCCTTCAGACCTATTGGCTCAACGTGCCCCAGAGCAACACCCAAGGCACAAAACGCCGGCCACTCATGCCCGAACTGGGCGAACAAGTCGCCGTGCTGCTCGATGAGGACGGCGTGGGTGGCGTATACCTGGGCGGCATCTATTCAACCGCCGAACCGCCGCCGGTTGTGGATGAGGACACGGACTATGTGCGGTTTAGCGATGGGACGGTTTCGACTTACGACCGTGCAGCCGGGGTGATGACGCTGGATTGCGTGGGGGGGTTGATTGTGAAGTGCGGGCGGAATATCACGATTGAATCGGGTGAGCCGGTGGTGGTGAAGGCACCTTCGGCAACGTTGGACATCCCGCAGGTCACCTTAAATGGAGACCTGCAGGTGAATGGAAATGTGAACGCAACAGGGGCGATGATGGACGTCGGTGGAAACTCTAATCACCACCGTCATTAGCTAAAAGCTTTGGGGCATCGCGTCTAGATATTGCCTCAAGAGCACCTGCAGGCAGGCTATTGAAGCGTTCCTCTATTTGTTTAGGACGACTGATCAGCTCTTCGACAATGAGATTGATCATCTCAAACATTACCGTGACGTGATCAGGATTCTCCTCTAGAGATATTTCTCCGGGATGCACTGCATGATTCCCGGTGATTCGGACAACGTCAAAGGCTTGCTGGATTTTTGGGTTAAGGCCGGCACGCACCAACATACCAATGTCGTCATCAACCTTTTTTCCTTTTCCACCTAACTCCATGCATAGCTTTTGAAGGCACAACCGAAGTAACGCTGCGGCTCCTCGAGGAGATCGACTAGAAATCTCGCGAGCTTCTTCAAAATCCACTTTGCAGTCTGGTGGAAGGTCGACATGAGCGACTGGCGCGGCTGCGGTAGAGGGCAATATCAACCGACCAGTAAGAGGGGCCTCGTCCTCAAGGTCCTTTTCGGTGGTGTTCAACCATAGACTGCTTTGACCGCAATGGTCGCAATAGCACAACTGGAACGATGACAACCTTATTCCACCATTCGGACGGATCCACAACGGCATCCAAGTCATCGAAGTGAGTACCGAGCAAAACATACATGTGTAGGCCTTGGCCTGGAAAGTTGGGGCGACATGGTTGGACATTTAGCGCTCATCCTGAATGCGGGAGACTACATTAGAGTAGCTAGATTTCTCGGCGCTTGGCTTCGGGTGTCAGTGCGCGAATTGCTTCTAACTCTTTTTCCTCTGTGATGCAGTGACGAACCGCCATGTTCAACAGGCTGAAAAGCGCGAGTGCAACCTCAGGGGTGTCATTAAGGTTCACGGTTCCGGGGTGTACAGACTCATTTCCGAAGATGCGAATGGTGTCAAACGCCTTCAACACACGACTAGGCAGTCCCTTATCAACGAGCTCGCCAATTTGTTTATGGATGTCGCCTTTTTTGCCGAGTAGCTCTTGGCAAAGCTTTTGTACGCATAACCGCAACAGGGCAGCTGCTGCGCGAGGCGAATGGACGAAAACCTGCCTGGCCTCTTCGAAATCAATTTTCACATCCTCAGGCATATCGTCTTCTGCCTGAGGCGCTGCGCATTTCAGAGGAAAGATTAGGGTTCGCTTTCTTCCAAAAACCCCAGCCATTGGCAGACTGAGGTCGTTTTCCAAATCATCAGTCCACACGCCAGGTTTACTGCAAGCAGCACAGCACGAAAGCACTATAGGGGCGTAATCATTGCTATTTAATAGCAAGTCGTACCATTTCATCCCCGCGAAAGCGCCGCAATGAGGGCAAGTGAAACTTTCTTTTCTAAAAGCCGGCGTAGCTTCGTCTTTATTCATAGCTCCCAACTCGCAATCCTCTTCGTTGTTCCCTCTGCATTCAACAGCAATCTGGCAGCTAGATTACCCTCTTTAAACCCGATTAAAAGCCGGCGTTTAATGGCTCGCGCACCATGAACCCATGACAACGCCCATCCTCCACACCAGTATCACCGCCGCGCACTGGCAGCCCGCACTCGGTACCTCCGGCGAGGTGGTCGAGGGTTTGCGCGATATCGACCAAGCCATCCGCATCATCCTCAGTACACCCAAAGGCAGCGATCCCCATCGACCCGAGTTTGGCAGCGACCTGCACCTGTACCTCGACTGGCCCACCAACCGCGTCACGCCACACCTGGTGCGCGAAGCCGTCGACGCGATTCGACACTGTGAACCCCGCGTCTCGGTCGTCCAGGTGCAAATCCAGATCAACGCCGCGCAGATCACCGTGCGGGTGCAATGGCGTGTTGCCGGCGAAGTGCCCCAGTTGACTGAGGTGCCTTATGCGCGAGCTGCCTAAACCTGAATTCATCAAAATCGACCCTGCCGCCCTAGAGGCCCAACTGATCGCCCGCTACGAACAGAAGTCGGGCAAAACCCTGTACCCGGCCCAGATCGAACGGCTGTACATCGACCAGATTGCCTACGCGGTGTCCCGGTTGCAGATGAGCATCCAGAATGCCGGCGAACAACTGCTGGTGCGATTCGCCCGGGGCCCGATCCTCGACTACCTCGGCGAACTGGTTGCCACCCCCAGACTGCTGGCCCAGGCCGCCCGTTGCACCGTGCGCTTTACCATGCCCGCGGCCGTGACCCAGCCACTGCTGATCCCGATCGGCACTCAGGTCAGCACTCAAGATGCCAAGCTCACCTTCATCACCGATCGGGACGTGGTGATGGACGTCGGTCAAACCCACGTGACCGTCACCGCAACCTGCCTGACCGCGGGCGAACAAGGCAACGGCTGGACCGTCGGCCAGATCAGCACCCTCGGCCACTCGCCAGCGGCAGGCCTGACGGCCAGCAACATCACGGTCACCGCCCACGGTGCCCAAGATGAAGACGATGACCGCTACCGCGAGCGCATCATCCTGGCCCCCGAAGCCTTCAGCAACGCCGGCAGCCGCGCCGCCTATCGCTACCACACCCTGGCCGTCCACCAGTCCATCATCGACGTCGCTGTCCATGGCCCAGACGAAGGCCAGCCAGACGGCCACGTCGCGATGTTCCCACTGACCATCACCGGCTTACCAACGGACGATCTACTGCAACGCATAGAGCACCAGATCAGTGGCGAAAAACTGCGCCCTCTGTGCGACACAGTCAGCGCACTGTCACCCACCGAAGTCGCCTACCAAATAAAGGCAAAAATCACCTTCTACGCCAACGCCGACCGCAGCGTTGCCATGGCCGCCGCACACGCTGCCGCGCAAACCTACGCCAACGAATGCCGTGCTGCGCTCGGCCGCGATCTGGTGCCCGAACAACTCACCGCGGTGCTTCAAGCCCCAGGCGTATACCGCGCCTATCTGCTGCTACCGGCAGGCCTACGTGAGTTACAGGGCAATGAGTGGGCCAACTGCTCCGCTATCCAATTGATCGATGCCGGGGTGGCCTATGACTGATCAGCCGCTGCCGCCTGCATTGGCTGGCGATGAACGTTTCGCGCTGCTGTGCGAGCTGCTTAACCAGGCGCTGGCCGACCTCGATCTCACCGTGATGCTGGTCTATCTAATCGACTTGGTGAAACCCTCGCTGCTATCGACGCTGGCCGATCAGTTCTCCCTTCTCGATGAGGCGGTCTGGGGCCTGGCCGAGTCCGAAGAAGCCAGACGAAACCTAATTAAGAGCGCCGCTGAACTGCATCGCTTCAAGGGCACGCCATGGGCGATTCGCGAGGTTATTCGCCTGTTGGGCTTCGGCGAAGTCACCCTTCAGGAAGGGCCTGACGCGCAACCGAGCACAGAGTCATCAGCCTGGCCTTTGTACCGGGTCATTTTGAAACGCGTCATCACCAACGATCAGGCGGTGCTCCTGCGCCGCCTTCTACTTTCCGTCGCCCCGGCACGTTGCCGTCTGGTATCACTCGACTATCAGTCAGTTGCCATTCGCTACAACGCAGTCGCGCGCTACGACGGCCAATACAACCATGGGAGCAGCTAATGGCCGATCTACCCGAATCCCCCGACTGGGCACCTGGCGTCTACCAACTCGAAACATCCGACCCGGTACTGGGTGGGCCAGAAGGCATTACAAACCTACCGGCCAAGCAACTCGTCAGCCGTACTCGTTGGCTCAAAATGAAAGTTGAATCTTTCATTGATGGTACGCAGTCAGTGGGTAAAACCGTCAAACTCGTCACGGCCCGTACCATTTCAATCTCTGGCGCAGCCATCGGCCGAATCAGCTTCGACGGCAGTGCCAACGCCGAAATCCCTCTGACGCTAAAAAACAGTGGCGTAACAGCAGGTACCTTCACCAAGGTACAAGTCGACGCCAAAGGCATTGTCACCGCAGGTTCAAACCCTACTCAGTTAGCCGATCATGGCATTGCCTTCGCCTCCCAGCGTGAAGCGGAGGCCGGTGCAGATACCAACAAACCGATGAGTGCACTGAGGGTGTTCCAAGCGATCGCCGCCAAGGTCGTTCAGGCGACAGCAAGTGTGCCGGGCATCGCGGGGATCGCGACGCAAATCATGGTCAAAGCGGGCACCGACAACCGCACGATAGTGACGCCAGAAACGCTCGCAGCCATGTTCCCGTTCCGTGGCCGGGTCGTCTACGAAAAGCCGGGGGTATACACCTGGGACGTACCGTCTGGCGTGACTAAGGCCTGGGTGGTCGTTATCGGAGCCGGTGGAGGTGGCGCTAAATCTGCATTTTTTCCGGGGCCTTTTGGCGGCGCTGGTGGTGGTATTGCTAAAAAGTTGATCAATCTGACGGGCATAAAGTCTGTAACTGTCACCGTGGGCACAGGCGGTGTCGGAGCTACGGATAATGGCGTAGGAGGCACCGACGGCGGCACCTCATCGTTCGGCGTTTATATGTATGCCACGGGTGGTGCTGGCGGAATGATCAATAGCTCTATTCCAACTGCGGGACGCGGTTTTGGCGGTGATGAAAACCATAGTATTGAATCAATTGGCCACATGTTGGGACCTGTAAATGTAGCTGCTTATAACGAGGGCGCTGGTAAAGGTGGGGGGGCCGGGTTTGTAAGTAATGACTACCGTAAGCCGAAAACCCCAGGGTATGGGGGCAATGGATATGGTGGCCGTCCCGGCAGGTCGACTGATGGCGCAGATGGTCAGGCAACAATCCAATGGTGATGAGCATGTGGGCGCGCATAGAAAACGCAACAGTAGCTGAAGTGACAAACATCGACCCGCAAGGCAGATTCCACCCCTCTTTAATCTGGGTGGCGTGCCCCGACAGTACGCGCTCAGGCATGCAATACGCAGATGGATTGTTCACTGTCCGTCCTCTTGCGCCAGCCGATCATGCCGCGCAAATTGCCGTCGTCCGTTATCTGCACGAAACAGCAGGCATCACCGTCAACGGCGTGAGTATTGATACCAACCGCGACAGCCAAGCGTTGATCACCGCCGCGGCGCTATCTGCCGTCATTAACCCGACTTACGTGTGTACCTGGAAGGCGCTGAGCGGACCGGTCGAGCTGACGGCAGCCCAACTGATCAACATCGCCGCCGCCGTACGTGCCCATGTCCAAGCCAGCTTTGATCGCGAATGTCAGTTACTTGAAGCGTTGGCCGAAGACACCTACACGGTCGACATGCTTGATCACGGATGGCCGGCAACACAAGGGGCATAACCATGCAGGAAATACGCTGTGGCGAATGCCACCGCAAACTCGCCGCCATCCGCGGCTTCATCGAACTACAAATCAAGTGCCCGCGCTGCCGGACACTCAATCACCTGAAGGCCCCGAGCCTCCTATCCGAATGCCCTGAGCATCTGCCCAATAAAGAGCAGACATGCCCCAGCCCACCATTGGAAGCCTGTTCGCAGGCATAGGAGGTTTTGATGTCGGATTCGAAAACGCAGGCTACCGCACCGCCTGGCAAGTGGAACTCAACCCCATCAACCGGGCTGTCCTTGCCGATCGATTTCCTCACGCCGCCCAGTTCGAAGACGTCCGCCACTGCGGCGTGCACAACCTCAGCCCCGTCGACGTCATCACTGGCGGCTTTCCCTGCCAGGACATCAGCCTTGCCGGCGCCAGACCCAGCAACAAAGACACCCGCGGCCTGCGCGGCCAACGAAGCGGCCTGTTCTGGGAAGTCATACGAATCCTCAAAGAGACACAACCTCGCTGGGTGGTGCTTGAGAATGTCGTTAACCTGCTCGCTATCAACGATAGCCAAGACTTTGAAACAGTCATCCGGGCCCTTGCGGAATGCGGGTATGTGGGATTCTGGCGAGTGCTTAATGCTCAATATTTCGGAGTCCCCCAGCAACGTCGTCGAATATTCCTGGTCGCAGGTCATCGACGAATGCCCCCCATCGAGCTGCTGGCTGACGCCGCGCCAGTGGAAGCAATACCTCCAGCGTCTAGCAAGATCCAATGGCCACGCCCAGCGGATGCATGGGCTGCCAATACTCTATTGGCAAACAAAGCCGGCTCCCAAATCGCTATGGGCTGTACAACTTTCATCGCTCAACCGCACGGATGGCATCAGATGGCTGAGCGGCAGCGAACGTCTGAAGATGATGGGCTTTGCCTCGGACTGGATGCGGCCAACCTTGCAGAGGCTTTCGCTGCCGGAAACGCCGTCGTTACGCAAATCGCGCAATGGATTGCCGAAAAGCTAATCAAAGCAGGTTAAAAAAAAGGCAGCGGGGGACTATCGTCTCCGCTGCCTCCAACCACCTCAGTTTTCGCAACTCTCTTGCACCAGACGCAAAAAAACTAAACCCAATTTACCTCACGCCAGAGCCCGAGTTTTTCGCGCTCGGCATCACTTGGCCGCGCCTGCCGCTACAATCCTCCCCCCTTTCGTCTTCCCCAAGGATCCCCCATGTCCGGGCTTGAACTGTTTGCCGCCGCCCTCGGTGTGATTGCCGTCTGGCTGACGGTCAAACAGAACCCCTGGTGCTGGCCGGTCGGTCTGGTCATGGTGCTGCTGTATAGCTGGATCTTT